CCCTGATGTGCCGGAGCTTATTAAAGAACTGAGGCAGGCGGCGGAAAGAAAATATGGGGTGACCCTGCTCAATCAGCTTAAACGTCTTGATGAATTGTCCAGAGGTGCAGAAGCAGAAGGACAATTTTCTGCCGCTATTAACGCTGAGAAGATTAGGTCTGCACTCGGTGGCCTCACAATAGACAGGCGAGAGGCAACCCATGTTCATCAACTCGATAGCATGAGCCGTGATGATATTGTCGCCAGACTTTCTGAGCTTAGAAAATCTTATCCTCATGCATTCATCGAAGGGGAGATGAAAAGTGCCAACAACCGAAGCGAAACTGTGGAGCTTATTGAAGAAGCACCTGCCGAAAAAGACACACGCACAGCGGATTGAAAACCGAGTATCAGAGGGCATGCCTGATGCTTATCTCTGCATAGATGGTGTGCCTGTTTGGTGTGAATTAAAAATAATAAAAAGTAATGGGATTACCCTACAACCATCACAGATAGCATGGCATCTCTCCCATTCTAGGTGTGGTGGCGTGTCTTTTTTTCTTTGTTACGCGCCCTCTGAGGGCCTTGCTTTTTTATTTGAGGGGGCTTCTGCGTTGGAGATCCAAGGATCTAGGTTCGAGGACCTGCGGCCTGCGGCTTTATATAGTGGATCCATATCTGATATGGCGTTGCACCTGCGACCTGCGGCCTGCGCCCTATGGTCAATATAAAAAAAGAGGGGACGAGATTGCCTGCCTGCGGCCTGCGCCCTGCGTCCCCTTAGTTTGGAGAAAACGTTTAACATAGAAACTGTAGTATGGGGAGAGGGCAACGTCAAGTGCTGCCCTCTTTTTCCCCTAGTGTTTGTGGTATGTGACTGTTTTTACTTCCGGCGACCAACAAGCGCGGCAGTCGCCACACTTCCCACCTTGCGTAGGTGCTGGGCACTCATGACCGATAGGTGCTATATCCTTTACGACCGCGCTTGAATGCTTCCACTTAGCTGGTGGCGCTTTGTCTATCATGGTAGCGCTAAAACGTAGGACCGCGTTAGCTGGTAGGGCCTGCACCTTTAAAGCTTGCTTCCAAATCGCGTGTTCTTTTGTGGGGATCCAATGTTTCTTTTCCGGCGTTGCTTTGATAACGTCTATAATGTTCAGCGCCATGGTTACGTTTTGAACGTCGCCGCTATCGAACCAGCGAAAATATTCAGACCGACCGCGCTTTAATTCTGCGACCATGCGCGGCACAAAATCAATTGAGTTAAAAAATTCTAGGCGCTCTGCCATTGCATTCTTTACGACCGGATAACGATAAGCACCCTTGAGCGCGTAGCAATCATGACAGACCGAGCCTTTAATCTTGGCAAGCTTAGAGCCAGTCTTGCAAAAGTTAGCGTCCAGGCTAATTGATTTGCCTGGCATTTTGCTTGTGTTTGATAAAATTTTAGCCATTTTTTTTTCTCCGTTGTTTTCTAATTAACTTATTATCTTATAATATCCCATACAATGCAAGCCCTAAAACCTGCGGCCTGCGGCCTTGTTCTTTTATATCCTGCGGCCTGCGGCCTGCGGCCTCTCTCTTTTATATAAAGGCCCAAACAAATAAGGCCCGCTTGCGCGGGCCTTATCTGGGAGAAAACTTTATTTTTCGAGGGACCTCTTAAACTTTTGGAGGTAGTCATCTTTGGATCCAAAATGCCGGACAGCTTCCATAATCCATGGCGCGGCCTTCTCTAGCCTGTCGCGGTTCTCTAGGTCCATGTATGACACGGCTGAATGAAGGTCAGCTATTGCTGTGTATAGGGAAGGGATGCGAGTGTCGGCAATCCCAGCGTCTAATAAAAATTTTTGATATTCGTTCATTTCATTTCTCCTTTGATGGGAGGGCCGAGGCCCTCCCTGTTAGATTAGAATCCTGCTTTAATTGCAAGACGCTCTACTGTTTCATTCACTTCAGAATTAATGCTTTGACAGTTTGCTTCATGCTCTTCTATCTCCTGCCATAATTCTTGAGGGATAGAACTGTCTTCTCTGCAGAGCATCTCTGCCTCTCCAAGCACTTCTTCTAACTGAGAAGTGAGATGGCCTGCTTTGTGGAGGCAGGCTAACAACTCCTTATTTACTTTACTCATTTTTCATTCTCCATATTAACGACCCATTATTGGGCCTTGTCTTATCTTAACCCATATCATCTTATAAATGTAAAGCTTTAATATATAAATTTTCCTGCGGCCTGCGGCCTGCGGTCTCTCTCTAAAGTATCCTGTAAAATGCCTGGCTGGACCTACTACATGTAGTTAAGCTGCAGAGCATTTTAGACACAACATATAGTATGTCCTGCGACCTGCGGCCTTGCGCCTATATATAATATAAAAGAATAAGGAAGGGGCCGGAGCCCCTTCCCTTTACCATGTCATGCGGATGCAGATTAGAATTACCATGCATGCCATCCAAGCTAGCAGGAAGTAACCTGCCGCATCTTCGACCTTGCGCTTATCCATTATCCTCTGCCCCACTCATCTCTTTCATAAATGCATCAAGGCTGTCTGCCTTTGCCACCTCTGTATAGTACTGATACATCTCATCGTATGCGAATTGGACTAGCGTATCCATATCCCAATCATCTACAGATTTCATGCAAGCCTCCGCAATTTCATCGTCTTTGTACTTGCGCTTATCCATTGGCTCTGCTCCCTGCTAGATGCGTCGCCCATGCTGTTTCCATTAGATTGCATATGCTATAGTACGCATCGTCCCCATTAATCTCGTCCGACCAGTAATCTTCCATCGCGGTTAAGACTGCGTCCAATGGGTTCATATCATCTTCATGATAGTTTCTCCACTCTGCGTCTGGCAGGTCGTTAATGCTAACGCCCATAGCACTATTAACAATGATATCGCACTCGCTGAGAAAGTGAGTAAATACATTCTCTCTTACTTGTTTTGTAGTTATCATGACATTCTCCTATGTCTTGTTACCGTTTCGACCTTTTGGTCTCATCAGGGACAGCCCACACTGTCCGACGGTAGGGGCCGAAGCCCCTATGTCTTAGTTATAGAAGCCTAAGGCACTATAACTTTTCCGGTCTATTTTATTCCCCTCCCTGTTTCGCTTTTCGCACACCACTCGAAATTCCATATAGTGACCAGACGCCCTATTGCTGGATAAAGACCTCCCATGTCTTTTTTCCTTACGCCAAGCTTCCGCTTCCGCTCTTTCTCTAGCGTAAGGAATAGTAGAGGGCCAACCACTTCCAAGACTCCAACCGCCTCTAGGCTTCCACTTATTATTTACTCTAACCCATGAGCGCAATTCGACTACCCACTTTGTTTCAGCATTAGTTTTATTAGCCATGTGACATTCTCCTATGTCGTTTGGTGGAGGGGCCGAAGCCCCTCCGGTTGGTTAAGCTTTCCAGATGCGGTCGAAGTGCCGGCGAGTGTGAGCCTTAACTTCTACTGCCTTGGCTGGATTCTCTACCTTGGCAAGTAACTCTTGAGCCAAGCAAAGCTTTTCAAAATCTTCAAACTCGCGCTTGGCAACTGCCATTGCATCTTTAAGCATTGCATATTTGCCTTGAGCATTCTGGACGTTTGAGATAGGACGTCCGACCTTTTTGTTTAGTGTAGTCATTTTTTTCTCCATTTTTAGCAGGGATTATTCCCTTTAATATCTTAGATATTAAGTGATGATATGGGATAGGTCAATAGATAAAATGAATTAAATGCGGTTGTATTGAAACTATTTTTACAACCTATGGTTCTCGGCCCCATGTTCTGGGGTTACTAGGTCCGGTTGGCAATCAAGATCCAAAATTCTTGGACCCCCCACCCCCTATATTTGGGGGACCACATTGCGCGTAGGCGCGTGGTATAGTTGGGTTGATAAATTCATTCAGATATATTATCGTTCGGGCATGGAGAACACCTCGAACCTAGAAATGCTTCCCGAAGATGTCCTCAAGGAAATCTACCTTCTTGAAGAACATGCCAAGCGTCTTGAGATGCGAGATAAGGCGCAGCAAGAGTTTATGCCTTACGCCCATCATGTCTATGATAATTTCATTGAGGGGACCCATCACAGAGTCATCGCGGAAAAGTTAGAGAAGATTGCCAGAGGCGAGTTGAAAAGACTAATCGTCAATATGCCCCCTCGACATTCTAAATCTGAATTTGCATCCTACTTGATGCCTTCGTGGTTCTTGGGCCGAAATCCAAAGCTAAAGATTATTCAGGCTACCATGAACACTGAACTTGCTGTAAGGTTTGGTCGTAAGGTTCGTGACCTCATTGCTGACCCCAAATATGCAGAGGTATTTCCCGACACTGACCTGAAACCGGATAGCCAAGCGGCAGGTCGTTGGGAGACTAGCGCTGGTGGGGAATACTTCGCGGCAGGGGTGGGAGCGGCGATGACTGGTCGTGGCGCGGATCTATTGATCATTGATGACCCGCATTCGGAACAGGACGCATTATCTTCTACTGCATTTG